GCGCCGGGCGGCTCAAATACACGCTGCTACGCTGCGATTTCGACGAGGCGCTACGCCAGGGTCTCTATCAACGCGTTTGCCTGTCCACGGGCAAACCCTGGAGCCCTGAGGCCGAAGCGGAGTGGCGGGCGCAGGTCATCGGGTTTTACGGCGAAGCCGCCGACGAAGAACTGTTCTGCATCCCCACGCGCGGCAAGGGCGCGTTTATCCCCGCGTCGCTGATCGAAGCGCGGATGCGCGACGGCATCCCAGTCATTCGCTACGAACAGTCGGCCCAATTCGCAGAATGGCCAGAACACCTGCGCAAAGCCGAAATCCGCGACTTCTGCGAACAGCAATTGAAGCCTCTGCTCGACAAGCTCGACCCGCGCTTCGCGCACGCGTTCGGCCAGGACTTCGGGCGCGTGTCCGACTTGTCGGTGCTGTGGCCGCTGACGATCCGCGCCGACCTCAAGCGCGAAACGCCGTTCGTCGTCGAGCTGCGCAACATCCCGTTCGAGCAGCAAAAGGACATCGCCTTCTACATCATCGACCGACTGCCACGGTTCGTCGGCGGCGCGTTCGATGCCACCGGCAACGGCGCGTATCTCGCCGAAGTCGCCATGCAACGGTTTGGCTCGGGCCTGATCCTGCAGGTCAAGTTCAGCATCGAATGGTATCGCGAGAACATGCCCAAACTCAAAGCGGGCTTCGAAGACGACACGCTGATCATACCCAAGGACGCCGACATTCTCGGCGATCTGCGGCTCATCAAGAGTATCGACGGCGTCGGCCAAATCCCCAAGGCGCAGCGCACCAAGGGCCAAGACGGCGCGTCCCGCCACGGCGACGCAGCCATCGGTCTGGCGCTCGCCTACCACGCAACCACGCTCGACCTCGTCGCCTACGGCTACCAGTCGGGGGCAATTGCACCCGTCACGGGCCGCGACCGGCACGCCGATGATGACTGGCGCATCGTCAAAACCAACGGCGGCTTCAAGGCGCGAACCGGGGTCTTGTAAATGGCACGCAACACGCAAATTCTGGGGCCTGACGGTGAGCCAGTGGTTCGCCGCGCCCTCACGCAAGAGGTGGCAGCCCCCGAACTCGCTGGCGTCCGCACGCTCTGGCACGACGCGATTGCACCGGGGCTCACCCCGCAACGCCTCGCCTCCATCCTGCGCGCCGCCGACCAAGGCGACCACCGCGACTACCTGACGCTCGCCGAAGAAATGGAAGAGCGCGAACTGCACTACACCGCCGTGTTGTCGACCCGCAAACGCGCGCTCTCGTGCATCGACCCCGTTGTCGTCGCGGGCGGAGAAAGCGCACGCGACCGCGAAATTGCAGACGCCGTCGAAGACCTCGTTGAACAGCCCGTCTTTGCCTCGATGATCGAGCACCTGGTCGACGCCTACGGCAAAGGGTACGCCGTCTCCGAAATCATGTGGGAGACCAGCGCCAAGCAGTGGTTGCCCTACGACTATCGCGACCGCGATCCCCGCTTTTTCACGTTCAGCCAAGTCGAGCGCACCGTCATGCGGTTGGCGTCGCTGACCGATCCCGTCGACGGCGATCCGATGCCGCCCTACAAGTTCGTCCGCCACGTGCCGCGCCTTAAATCCGGCATTCCCGTCCGTGGCGGATTGGCCAAGCCAGCCGCATGGGCGTTCGTGTTCAAGTCCTACACGCTCAAGGATTGGGTCGCGTTCTGCGAAGTGTACGGGATGCCGATCCGCGTCGGCAAATACGGCCCGATGGCAACCCCCGAAGATCGCGGCCAACTGCTCAACGCCGTCCGCAACATCGGCAGCGACGCGGCAGCGATCATCCCCGCGACGATGACGATTGATTTCGTCGAAGGTGGCGGCAGCAAGGGCGGCGGCGGGGCTGCGATCTTTTCAGGGTTGGCCGACTATCTCGACAAGCAGATTTCAAAGCTCGTCCTCGGACAGACCATGACGAGCGACGCCGGTGGATCGCTGGCGCAAGCCAAGGTTCACGAGAACGTCCGCCACGATATCAAGCTCGCCGACGCGCGCCAGCTCGAAACGTCCATCAACCGCGACCTGATCCGCGCCTTCGTCGACCTGAATTACGGGCCTCAGGCGAAATATCCCAAGCTCGTGCTGCCCGTGCCGGTGCCGGAAGATTTGACGGGTCTGGCGACCAACCTGAAGACGCTGGTCCCGCTCGGCCTGCGCATTTCGGAAGCTGACGTGCGTGACCGGTTCGGGTTCAACGAGCCCGAAGACGGCGAAGCCATTCTCGGCGCGACCGGCCTTCTCGAATTTGATCCCGAGCAAGAGTTCGACGACACAGGCGAGATCGAAGACGAGGCCGATCCGGCAGAGGCCAACGACGACGTCGAACCCGACGACGTGACGCCACCAAAGCCTCGCAAGGCAGCAAACAAATCCAAGGCGCGCAACTCCCGGCAGAAGCCGAAGCGCCCCGCGAAACGCCAGCGTAAGTCCGGTAACGCTAAGGCTAAGACGCCGAAGTATTCCGGCAGCACACCCGCCAAGGCCGTCTGCAAATCGTGCGGCGTGGCACATGCCGCCAACACGGCCCACGCCGACGCGCTCGATGATCTGACCGCGTCGGCGCTCGGCGATTGGGAGCGTGTCGCCGATCCCATGCTCAAGCCGATCCGCGATCTCGCCAATAATTCCGGCAGCTACGACGAGTTTCTGGCCGGTCTTGCTAAGGCGATGACCAAGATGGACGCCGGACGCCTCGTCGAGACGTTAGCCGCTGGCATGGCCATCGCGCGCGGCCTCGGAGATGCAGGGGTGAAGCCGTGATGATGTCGATGTCTATGATGATAGCCGCGCTGCTGGCTCATGGCCCCGACACGTTCGTTCTTGCCCCAGAACCAACGGCCATTCGACGCGGTTCCGGACAAAAACCCCAGCGCCGGTCGAAGCCAGATCACGTTCCCATCCCGTGCAGCACGGCGGACACCCAGCTTTCCAAGCGTCAAAAGCGCCGTTTACGGGCGCAGTAAAACCCTCTTCCTCGCGATACCGGAGCCCCCCATGTTCGTCGCCGCCTATCGCAAACTCATCACCATATGGCACGCCGTCGAAGGCTGGTTTTTCTCGCGTTTGATCGCCCTTCGAGAGAGCGCGGCCAACTACGAAAAGGGCGCGCTCGCCCGCCTTCACGCGCAAGACCTCAAAGACGCTTTGAAGGTGCTTCATTTCCACGTTCAAGACCTCGAAAAGCGCTGCTTCATCGACGAAAGCCACGCTGCCCGCCGCGCCCGCGAACTGATCGCCAAAATCTGACCTTGAAAGGCAGCGGTTCGAGCCATGGCAGAGACGATCCGATACATGGCCGATCCATCGCCCGAGGTGATGGCCTATTTCCGCAATAAAGGGGCCGTCACGTCGTTCGATTGGCGGGACGTTTGGCCTCAAGAACACGCCCACGCGTTCACGGTCGCCAAAGCCACCAATCTGGAGATCGTCAACACCATCCGCTCAGCCGTCGACGAGGCCATCGCGCGCGGCATCCCGTTCGAGCAATTCCGCGCCCAGTTGCAGCCCCGTTTGATGGCGCTGGGATGGTGGGGGAAACAGTTGATGGCCGACCCCCGCACCGGGGCTGTCGAATTGGTGCAGTTGGGGTCGCCGCACCGGCTGCGGATCATCTACGACGCCAACATCCGCACGGCCAACGCCGCAGGCCTGTGGGAACGCATCTGGCGGACCCGCGATATCCTCCCCTTTTTGATCTACCAAGAGACCACGTCGGCAGAGCCGCGCGACGAGCATTTGACATGGGCGCGTGAACCCGTCGTTTTGCGGGTCGATGACCCGTGGTGGGAGACCCATTTTCCACCCAACGGCTGGCAGTGCAAATGCTGGGTGTTGCAGGTCGACGAAGACGACGCCCGCGCGGCTGGCTGGACGCCCGATACCACAGCGCCGGACCTCAACCTGCAAGACTGGGAAAACAAGCGCACAGGCGACGTTTATCGCGTCCCTGAAGGCATCGATCCGGGCTGGCAAACAAACCCCGGCCTGACCCGCCAAATGCTGCTCGAAGAATACTACGCCGGACGCCTGAACGAACTCGACGGCGAGCTGAAAGCCGTGGTCCAGAAGGACATGACTTCGAACTGGCTTTTCAAGAAGATGGTCGAAGGCGAATTCTACAAGTTCGGCGAGCAAATGGGCACGCAATTCGCAGCCCCCGTGGGCGTTGCAGCCCCAGCCGTTGCAGGGGCGGCCAAGCTCAAGAATGGCGTGGTCTGGCTCACCCCCGACATGGCATGGGCGATTGGGCAAGACACGACCTCGTCGGATGAGTGGCTGAAGGCCACACGGACCATCGACGAAGGGGCTGTCATCCGCCGAAAATCGAAGGGAGACAAGGCCGATCCACGCCGGTTCGCCTTCCTGCGGAAGACGCCAATGCCAGATCATTTCGAGGTCTTCCGGGAGATCGAAGGCCAGTATTTCAAGGTCACGCTCGCCGTGCGGGACAGGACGCTCAATATGGAGCGCGTTCCCGGCGGCGAACGCCTGGTGATTACGGGGTTTGCACCCGTCGATGCGCGCACCGCGCTGCTCGAAATCGCCATGGCCCGCAACGGCGGAGCATTGATAAAAGAAGAACTGGGGACCATGACCGTTCCAAGCCCTCTAAACCCTGCCCTAATGCCCGGAAACAAGCCGGGGCAGCGTCCACTGACAGCGCCGGAACCGGTTGACCCGGCAGCCATTACAGGCCCCGGCGCGAACCCCAAACTGCAACCCGACACAAGCGCCGAGCCAAACCCGCAATTCAATCCACAGATCGGCCCCGATCCGGCTCAAAAAGGTTCAATTTCAGGCCCCGGCGGCAACCCCAGCTTCAAGCCTGACACCGGCCCCGGCGGTAGCCCGATCTATAACCCGCAAATCGGCGCTGACCCGGCTCAGAAAGGTGCGATTACCGGCCCCGGCGGCAATCCGAAATTCCAGCCCGCAACAGGGCCGGATACCAGCAAGCCGAGCGGTCCCGCGACCGGCCCCAGCGCGAACCCCAATTATCAGCCCGACACCGGGAAGGATGATGAGCCTAAAACGCCCCCTAAAAGCCCCTCTAAACGCTCTAAAAACCGCTCAAAAAAGCCGCGTAGGATCGAGCAGAACAAAACGTGACGCACTTCTCTACGTTCTTCTCGATCCTACGCGGCTGAATTTTGACGCCAGTTGCATGTTCGCGCACCGCCCACCCGCTCTTTGAAATCGTCAACAAACCAATAACGACGGGGGTTTAGAGCCTCCAGCGCCGAACATGCAACTGGTTGCATGTTCGCCTGTCCCAGTTGCATGTTCGTCAGTTGCATGTTGCCTGTTTACGGGGCGTTAGTCGTTGCAGCCGCATCGGCCAAGGAGGTCGAACAGGGCGCGGGTCTCAGTTTTCCTGTCTTCGCGTCAGAACTCGTTAACCGGCCCTAACACCCCGTAAACGCTGGCGTCTGCCCGCCTCATCCCGCAAATTCCCGGACAATCCCGGGTCTCAGTTTAAGTGTCGGGTTACATCTGGTGCGCCCAGTCAAAAAAATACGGCCTTGCTTTCAAAGCAAGGCCGTATGATTGGTTCACGGCACGGTCGTTCAGGGCTTCTTTTCAGGGGTCGGCGTTGCGTCCTTAGGTG